AATTTGAGCAGGCAGTCTTAAATGCGGATTTGGATCATTGGATGGTGGATAACGATCGCCAATTCTTAGATAAGATTTGGGACGCAGTTGACAAGCTGTTCAATCAGGAGGTGGAGAAACGGATGTTAAAATAAACTATAAATTTAAAAATTAAATAAAATGCTTAAATGTAATTCAAAAAATCCAAAATTTAAAAATCTTACAATTGGCAAAAATTATGAAGGAACGCTTGATGGTGATTTCGCTGAAGTAGTAAATGATGCTGGAGTTAAATCCAAGTATCATAAAAAATATTTCAGTGAAGTTACTGAAGAAACAGAAGTTAGTGAAACTATATTATCATTAAATGATATTTTAGATAGATTAAATATAACAGTTTCAGGAGAACATGAAGATGAACGTGTTATTCAAGTAGTATATAATAATAGAATTAATAGTTATGTTTATGTTGAAAGTGCACAAAACACTTGCGGGATATTAGAACTTGATGGAATGAATAATATTGCAGATTTAACCAGTTCTATTATAAGAGATCTTAATACTTCTACTATTAAAACTACATCTGTTACTGAATCTGAATTATTTAATGCTATTATGATTCGTGTTTTAGATTATATTTCTGAAGAACATAGTGAACCATTTTATATGCTTACTACAAATAGTCCTGATTCATCAATATTTTCAGTATTTACTGAAAAAGTTACTAATACATATGGTTGTTTCAGATCTCTCCCAAAAGAAAATCCTAATAGCGGAAACGATATAGCTGTTTGGCTTATTGACATTGCAGAGTTTTTTAGAAATTAAATAAATAATAAAATGTTTAGAATTAACGGTTTAACAATAAAGTTTCAGCATAATTATATATATCATATAGATTCTCATGGTCATAATACCAAGACACCTGTTTCTACAAAAGCTGTAATAATTGATAAAGATGGACAAGTAGTTGCTGAAAAAGTAGCAATATGTTCATCAAAAGATACTTTTGAAAAAGCGAAAGGTCGTAAAATTGCTTTATCTAGAGCTTTAATGGCTTCTCATTTTTCTAAAGAAGAAAGAAAAGAAATATGGAACAGATATTTAAAAAAAGATGAATAAAACAAAAGAATTATTTGAAGAGACATATACTATTTCAAAAAATTCATGGAGATATAACAATTTGATGAAAGTCAAATCTAAAACAGATGAAGGAGACCATTATAAAATTGTCTTTTTTTCTGTAACAGAAACTTATAGCTCCATAAAAGAAAATCGTTTAACGTATATCTTGCCAAAATGAAAGTAGGAATAGTAGGTTCAATCAGGGGAGATATACTGGGTATCCCTCTTTCATATGCTGAGTATATTAAATCTGTTTTGGGTGGAGAAATAATTATATTATCTCAAACTAGTTCTATCCAAGATCTTGATTTATTAATACTCCCAGGTGGAGCTGATGTAAATCCTGAAAGATATGGGGCTATTCCTGATTTTAATACTGGTACTCCTGATATATTAAAAGAATATTTTGATATTCATCATTTACCCTTGTATATATCAAAAAAAACACCTATCTTTGCAATCTGTAGAGGATTCCAAAGTATTAATACTTTGTTACATGGAACATTAATACAAAATATGTATCATGAAACTAATACAAAGGATAACCCTTATGATGCCGTACATCCAGTATTTGATTATAAGGATAAAAGCAGAGCAGTATTTAAAGTAAATAGCAGACATCATCAGGCTATTGATATATTAGGAGATGGATTAATACCTTTGTTACATCATAAAGATGAAACAATTGAAGCTTTTTGGCATAATGATTTGCCAATATTTGGGGTACAATGGCATCCAGAAGATTTATACGATATAGATTCAACAGAATGGATTAAAAACAAATTAAATACAATTATGGAGAAATAGAAATGGAATTTTCGTGTAACATTGATGAGTTAGATGAGATGGGTTTAACCTTTACCGAATATCTTATATTATTTAGTATTTACAATCAAGTAATATATAAAAATATACAGATAAATGAAAAGGTTTATGAGCAGTTGGAAAGAAAAGGTTACATTAGAAAAGAAGAAGAAGTTTATGTATTAACAGACAAGGGATTTGATTTTTTTGTCCCGCCAGAAAACTTATTTGCAGAATTTATAACAACTTTTCCGACAAGAGTAGTAGATCCCATTAATGGAGCAGTTAGAATTTTAAGTCCAGCTAAATCTGAAACAGTAGCTGGTAAAAAACTGAAACATAAATGGGATACTGCTACTAAAGGAAGATTAGAAACACAAAAACATATATTAGCATGTTTAAAAGCAGAGATTCAACATAGAACAAACACAAATAGTCTGCAATGGATGAGAAATGCAGAAACATGGTTAAATAATGGAACTTGGGAAGATTTTGAATATCTTCTTAATACACCATCTCCAACAATATCCTCTAAAGATATACGATTATGATAGCAAATTCTGTATTATCACAAATTCGTAAAAATAGAGAAAGAAGGTTAAATGGAGAATTAATTGCAATACCTTGGAGTCTTAGTAATTTTTCAACTATAGTTCCAGGTGTAGAACAAGCTAAAATGTATCTAATATCTGCTAATCCAAAAGCAGGTAAATCTCAATTATGTGATTTTTTATTTGTGTATGAACCATTTGAATGGTATTTACGTAATAAAAATCATCATATAATACCAAGAATCTTATATTTTTCTTTAGAAATGTCTCGTCAAAGTAAGATATATCAAGCTATGTCTTATAAATTAAATAGAGATTACAATATTGTTATTTCTCCTCAACATCTTAAATCAACATTTGCTGATTATATATTAGATGAAAGAATTCTTAATATAATAGAGTCAACAGAATTTAGAATATGGTTAAAAGATTTTGAGGAAGCAGTAACATTAATAGATAATATAAGAAGTCCAAATGATATATATGACTATGTAAAACATTATGCATTAACTCATGGCAGATTAAATGAAAAAACAGGAGAATATTTTCCAGATAATCCAGATGAATATGTTATAATTATAGTAGATCACGTATCCTTGCTTACTCCAAATAAAGGAAACAGTTTATTTGACGCTATATATGATTATTCAGCATATAAATGTTTGGAATTTAGAGATAAATTTGGATACACTCCTGTTATTGTTCAGCAACAATCAGCAGATTCAGGTAAACAACAATTTGATTATAGAGGTAATTCTATAATAGAAAAAATAAGACCTAGTCCTGATGGTTTAGCTGATTGCAGATTAACTTCAAGAGATACAAATATAATGTTAAGTTTGTTTAATCCTACAAGTTATAATTTATCTGAATATGAAGGATTAGATTTAAATAAAATAGGAAGATGGCATAGAGAATTATATTTAAACCTCAACCGTGATGGTTTGAGCAATGTCCAGGTTCAGTTGTTCTTTAATGGAGCATGTAATGAATTTATTGAATTACCAAGACGGATGATTGATAATAAAGAAGTGTATAATATGATAGAAAATAAGGTTAAATCAATAAAAATGTAAAATGGAACTACCAACAGAAAAAAGAAAAGTATTAAGACAAAATCCCAAATTTATGGTAATCTTTGGGAAACCCAAGGTAGGGGGAAAAACTACAGCAATGTCTCTATTAGAGAATAATCTAATAATTGAAATGGAAGATAGAGGAGCTGATTTTGTATCAGGTCTTGTAGTAAATGCTGCAACAACAAGAGACTTATTTGAAATATATGAAGCTATAAAAGCTGCTGGAAATCCATATAAATATATTACTTTGGATACAGCTACTGCAATGGAAGATAATATTATTCAATCTCTTGCTGCTAAATTTTATAAAAGCACTCCTATGGGAAAAGCTTATACAGGAGATGATATAAGAAGGCTTCCACAGGGTGCAGGATGGACATATTGGCGTCAGGCATTTAATTATATTATTGATATGTTTACTCCTTTATGTGATTGTTTGATTCTTGTTGCACACTGTAATGAGAAACAAATAGACAAAGAAGGAAAAGAAATGTATGAATTTGAACTTGATTTAAGTGGTAAACTCAAAAAGATTATTGCAGCAAGAGCTGATGCTATTGGGTATACCTACAGAAAAGGTAATCAAACTATTATTAATTTTAATGGTGGTAGCGATTTTATAGTTGGAGCAAGATCTGAACATTTAGCTGACAAAGAATTTGTTCTTGTTGAAAAAACAGAAAAAGGTTTTATTCATAACTGGGATCAAATATTTATAAACAAATAGACTATGGAATATTTTAGTAAACTAACAATTGACAAAGAAAAAAAAATATTAATTTTAAATGAAGAAGCTCTTCAGAGTTTAGATGCTGACTCTGGAAATGCTAAAATAATAATATTAGCACCTTTAAAAGAAGAAGGTGCAGATGAAAAAGCACTTTATCTCATTAATGTTAAAGGATCTAGTATCGGTTCTGATAAAGAAGAAAATAAATATTTACAAGAAATTTTTCCACTTGATAAAGTAAGATCAATAGAAATAATTAATGATGAAGAACCGCATGGTATCGTTAGTATTTCAGATGATGTTATTAAATCATTTGAAAAAGTTTTTGGAGACAAAGCTGAAGAATTTAAATTGGCATACCAAGAGAATGTTGTTGGAGATATGAAAGCCCTTAAAGACATTTATGGAGTAAATGGAATTTATCATAAAATAACTAAGATAACGTTTAAAAAAAATGTTATTGGTAAATCAAATGATGTAGAAAGTGTTGAAGAGATAGTTAAACTTACAAAAACAGAAACAGTATGAGTTATGAAGTAAAAAAAGGTGGGGCTTATAAGCCAATGGTTATTACGAGTGAAAATGCAATTAGTGAAGGTAGATATCTTAACCGTATCGAGTTTAGAAAAACTGAGAAGGCTAAGTGGTTAACATTGGAGGTGAAAGATAAAGATGGAGGTATAGCAAGAAAGTCCTACTTTGAGCCCAAAATGGGTAACTTTATAGACACACCTGAAAAACTTGCAAAAGAACAAGGTAAATTTAGTGGAGTAATGCGTAGCTTAACAAGAGCTATGCTTTCTGATAATTATGAAACTGGTAAAATAGATTCTTTTGAAGAATTTTGTCTTAAAATACAACACGATATTCCTGATAGTCTTTTTAATAAAGAACTCAGAGTAAAATGTATTTATGACAAGAATAACAATCCTTCACTTCCTAATTTTGGGGTAGTGTTTGAAGATCCTACAAAAGTTCCTCTTGAACAGAGTAAAATAAGAATATCAGATAGAGATATAGTAGAAAAAATAGAAGTAGACGAAGATGTTGCAGATGTTCCTACTACTACAGCTCCTATTACGAAAGATGATTTACCTTTTTAGTAATAATTAAAATTTGATTATGGTAAGTATGGTAGCTTTAATTGGATTAGAGTCCTGACTTTTAATCAGGGGGGTGTGGGTTCGAGTCCCACCCATACTTCTGAAATATTTAAGGTCCTGAACTAAGCGGTAAACAGGTTAAATTATACCGGTCTGGCAAATAAGCTGAAAAGTCGATCAACCAGCAAAGTAAATGCTCCTCATGCCTGTAAGGGTTTCGACCAGGGAGTATGAGCCTGATAAACAAAGCCTTAAATATTCTATGCTTCCTTAGCTCAGTTGGTAGAGTGTCTGATTTGTACTCAGAAGGTCGTAGGTTCGATGCCTGCAGGAAGCTCTAAAAAATAAAATATGTATGAAATTTCTGCTGATTTATCAAAGGAGAATCTATTATCTAGAATAGATAGTTATAGTATATTTAAATACTATTGTCCTAATTTTAAAAAAATAAATAAACCATTTAAATCACCTTTCCATGAAGACAAGCACCCAAGTGCATTTATTATATATTATGAAGGTGATTTTTTATTTAAAGATTTTGGTGGAGACTCTTTAAGAGCTATAGATTTTGTAATGAAAATGTATAATCTTTCATTTAGAGATGCTCTTGAAAAAATAAATTATGATTTTGGATTAGGATTAAGTGGAAAAGAAGGAACTAATGTTGAAATTCCTGAATTAGATGATACTATAGTATACGAGAAAACTACATCCATTATTAAAATAAAAAGAAGAGATTGGAACGAAAAAGATTTATCCTATTGGGGCAGCTTTGGAATAGGATATAAAACTTTGAACAAGTTTAATGTAGTTCCGATCTCTTACTTTTCTATTAATGAATATATGTATAAAGCTGAAGAATTGGCCTATTCATATGAGTATTATTGGGAAGATAGTATATTTAGAAGAAAAATATATCAACCACTGTCTAAAAATAAATGGTATAGTAATGGAGGAAATGTAGTTCAAGGAGAAGGAGTACTTCCAAAATTTGGTGAATTGTTAATAATAACATCGTCCTTAAAGGATGTTATGACATTATATGAATTAGGATACATTGCAATAGCTCCTACATCTGAATCTACTTTTGTTCCAGATACTTATTTTGAAAAACAACACAAAAGATTTAAAAAGATTATTCTTTTTATGGATTCTGATACTACTGGAATAAAACGTAGTTTAGAATTAAATAGAAAATGGGGGTTAGACTATATTTTAATTCCAAAGGAGTATAATAAAAAAGATATATCTGATTATAGTAAAACATTTGGAAAAGAAATGACTAAATTATTATTAAAAACATTAATAAGATGAGGTATTTAATTAAAGACAAACTTTTTGAAATATTACTAGAGTTTTCAAAAGGTACACCACATTATTCTTTAGATGTAATTATTATAAAAAAAGTACCAAAACCATATGTAGGACATGGAAAAATATTTCAAATATATGATGAGGATAATGTAGTTGCAGTTACTGTAGCTTCTGTAAGATCTTCTGAAATTAATACTACTTCTAATGAATTAGAAATATATTTAAATGGAGTAAATGATCATATGAATAGTTCTACAATACATGCAACATTATGGAATCTACATAATAAAGATATTTATCATATTTTTAAATTACTAAAACAATATTCATGTAATTCTTTTAAAAAATTAAAATATTATGATATTTAAGTTAGGTGATATAGTTAAAGTTACAAAGAAAGAATATACATATGGTAGGTATGATATAATCTTTAAATTATTTAATTTTAAAAATGAAGAAATAAATGAATGGAATAACTATTCTAGTAAAGAAACTGAATTATTTCAAATAACAAATTTAATTGAACATCCTCATCAGTATGAAGAAATTAAAATAATATTATATAAAATAGTTGGATTAATAACACGAAGAGAATTTTTAATAGATCAAAGAGGTTTAAAATTAATAAAATCTTATAATTTTAAATTAAAAATAATATAAATGAAGAAATTAGTAACAGTTTATGGAAGTCTTTTAAAAGGACTTGGAAATTGGCATTGGCATCTTAACAATCCTAATTCCAAGTTATTAGGAGAACATACTTTAAATGGTGGTTTTGTAATGGTATCACTAGGAGGATTTCCTGGTCTCATTCCTGATGAAAAATCAGATTCTAAGGTATTTGTAGAGACGTATGAAGTAACAGACGATGTATATAGAAGTATAGAACATCTTGAAGGTTATCCTCATTTCTATGATAAACAAAAAATACAAACACCTTTTGGAGAATCTGAAGTATATGTTTTAGGAGATAATTACTATAGAGAACATGCCTTAGTGCCTGAAACAGATGGTGTTGTTAACTGGAGAAAATATAAAGGAAGTTATGAAACCTTTTAAATACAGAGAAGGACAAATAGTAAAAATTATAAATGGTGGATTAACATATCCAAGGTATAGAAAATATTTTATCTCTATGGGTTTTAAAAATCAACAATATAATTCTTGGAGTAGATGGTATAATTATATTGAAGATTGCAATGAAAAATTTATAATAGATAATTATGATGTACATGAAAATGGATTTACTCATATGTATAAAATAACTTGTATAAGTAATCCAGATATAGAATTTTTAATTGAAGAATCTGGAATTAAATTAGTAGGTATGTTTTTTAATAAAATAAAAATAATATGAATATGAAAGAATTAAATATAAATCAAGAACTTAGAGATAAAATTATATTTAAGGAAAATCTTCCAAAATATATGGGAGGAATTGCACATTTTGAACATTTAGGTATATGGGATTTAGAAGAATTGATTAAAAATAATTTTATTGATTTAGAAGATTCCCAAAACAATTCTCCAACAGCCAAAGAATTTTATGAATTTATAAAAAACAATGGTTTTACTGGAGACTTTCATGGATATGTTGTAGATAAATCTAGATCTGATTATAGGGTAACTATAGAAGGTATAGAAGTGAATTCAGAAATTGAAATAGATACATTAATACAATTTTCAAATTTATTTAGAGATGCTGATGAATTTATTTGTATTGCTAATCATTTATATTGCTGGTATGATTAATAAATATAAATAATATGAAAAAATTATTTTGTACTATATGTGATAGTTGTAGAAAACTATGTGAAGGCCCATTTAAATATGAATTTGTAACAAAAATTACTAAATCTTTAAATTTAAAATTTATATAATGTACGCACAAGTAAGAACAAAAAATCCAACTGCTGCTCCTCTTAGAAGGAGTATTATTGTTCCTAGACGTTCTGTAGTAAGACTCGGATCTAGAACTGCCACTGAAGCCTGTTTTCCTGGCCGTAGAGACATTATAGAGGTTAATACAGTAGATAGTATTGAAAACAGTAGAGATAAGCTTAGAATGAAAGAATGCTTCTCTAGATTTGATGTACCACAAGCTGAGTGGTGGAGAATATCTGAAATTCCAGAAAGATTAGAATTTCCATTAGTAGGAAAGCAAATAGTAGGTTTTAAAGGGCATGGAATGAGATTAATTGAAAATGAAGAACAATTAAGAACATTTCGTACAACCCATCTGAGTGGTTACTTTATAGAGAAATTCTATAATTATGCTCGTGAATACCGATTACATACTACAAGAGATCATGTATTCTTATCATGGAGAAAACTTAGAAGATCTGATGCCACCGAGAGGTGGTTTTTTAATTCTACTAACTGTAATTGGGTAGGAGAAGCTCATGAATTATTTCAAAGACCTGATAATTGGAGTGAACTTGAAGCTTCTGCCATAAATGCAGTAAGAGCAGTTGGTCTTGACATTGGTGCTGTAGATATAAGAGTACAATCAAGAAGCAACCCAGATTATATAGTATGTGAAGTAAATAGTGCTCCTGCGTTGGGAGATATTGGAATTGAAACATATAGAAACGAAATTAGAAATATAATAATTAATAAAAGCAATGACAGATAGTTATTTTTTATACAAATATAAATCTACTGATAAACAGTTTAATTTTAAAGCTTTTGGATGTTGTGAAACATCAGGTTCTTGGTTCAAAAGCATTACAGTTCCTGATGATGAAACCTCTAATGATGATTTTATTGTCCTTGAGTTGATTTCTATAAATGAAATAAAAAACGAAGCGTTAAAAGATCCAATAATAATAGAAGAATATTTATTATTAATTTCGGAATTTTTAGATATTCCTATTAAAAAAATAAATAATCCTGCTGTAAGTGATATAAGCAATCCACATTATAAATTTTCCAGCATATCTGAAGAAGAATGGAATCAAAATTACCTATGTTTTCAGATTGGTAAGTTTATGTCAAATAAACATTTTGTAGCAATGCATACTCTTATCAGATATTTATGGTATGAATATGATAATGTTATTAATGCTTCTGTAAATTTGAGAAGACTTTTTCCAGAAATTCCAATAGAAGATGTATTTGCAATAGCTCATTCTTTTCAGGAAAGAAATCATAGAGCATTAACTGGTAAAAATCAATTAGATACATTAGGTTTCATATATTTTAGAAAAAAAAAAGAGTATCTTAAGGAGTTAAAAAAAGATATAAATTTTAATACTGTTTTTGATAGTTATAATGTTGTAATTATTCCAAAAGTTAAAATTAAAGGAAGTTTCTTTGAAGATTCTGAAATATTGTTAGAATCTAAACAGTTTATATCTTTTTTGACTGATTCTGGTTCAGACAATACAATAGTTTCTAGAAGAGCTTTTCATCGAGTAATAGAAATATATAATGAATATAAGTCTTTATTTGAATATATATCCACATTAAAGCTTAAAAACTTAAGTTTACATCATATAACAACGTGTGATATTATTGTAGAAGATTCAGCTTTGGAAAAAATTGAATTTGAAACAATAAATCATGTTAGTGGTATACGTAGCACTAGTAAATTTACATCAATTGAAAAATTTAAAGAATATTTAACAAATAAAGTTTAAAAAATGATTAAGAATATAACATTTGGAAGTGATCCTGAATATTTTCTTAAAAACAAAAATGAAAATATTATTTTATCAGCAATTCCATTTATTAAAGGAGATAAGCATTCTCCTCAAAGTTTAGGAAATGGTTTTTATATTTTAAAAGATAATATTTTAGTAGAAGGTAATGTTCCACCAACGTCAGACCCTGTTAAGTTTATGAATAATTTAATAGAATTAAAAACAAGAATAAATAAATATTTTTCTTATATTAATTCTACTTTAACTGTTCATCATGATGATTGTTTAGATATAGCTCCTCATTTTCTTACACATCCTGAAGCACTTATGTTTGGATGTAGTCCCTATATTAATGCTTGGGATGATAATGAACACAGAGCTAATGACTTATCATCAGAAAATTTCAGAACTGCAGGATTTCATATACATATTGGATACGAACTTACTTCAGATAATCCTTTTACAAAAGAAATTTTTAATAAAATTATAGCAAAAGCTTTTGATATATTTGTTATAATTCCGTCTTTAGAAATTAAAGCCGATAGACGTAGATTTGAAAATTATGGGGGACTTGGCCAATATCGTAATACTTCATATGGTGTTGAATGTAGGTCATTAGGGGGATTTTTTGTTGACGAACAATATCTTCCATGGGTTATAGAACAAGTTTGTAGAATGTTATCATATTTAAAAGACTATGGAAATGCTTCTTCAGTTTTAGCTATAGATAAACCAGTGGTTAAATTTATTTCTGAAGATACTGTAACATTTGAAGCTAATATTTATGAAGATCTTCAATTGAGTTACAGAGAACAATTGTTTAATGATAAATATAAAATATATGCAACTGTATAATATAATATTAATATATCTAATAATAGGAATATTTGTAAATTACATTTTTAAAATTAATTTTTCCGTTTTGAGTTGTGGGATTTTTGCGTGGGTAGGAAAAGACATTAAATATTTCAGAAAAGACCTATTTAATATCCTTGGAATGTACAATGATAATCGTGGTGGGGATGCATGTGGATTATATTATGACGATTCTTGGTACAAGGGAATAGGTAATACTGCGAAATATGAAAAGTTAATTGTAGAGAATGATTTACATAATACTCTAAAACTAAAAAAGTATCCTGTAATAATAGGACATGATAGAAAAACATCTGTAGGACATGACACTATTGTAAATGCTCAACCTGTTGTTTTATTAGATTTTAATACAGAAGAAGTATTATTGGTTCAAGCACATAATGGTACTATAACTAATTATCGTGAATTATCCAAAAAATATAGTATTGAATTAATAACTGGGGAAAGCGATAGTATAGCTATTGCTAAATTAATAGATACTGTTGGATGGAAAGTTCTTGGTGAATATGAAGGATCTGGAGCATTTGTAATAAACAAAAAAGATGAACCAAATGTATTATATGCATTTCATGGTAGATCAAAAGTTACTGAAAATTCTACAACTTTAACAGATGAAAGACCTCTTGCATACCTTACATTTCCAGGAAAAGGTACGTTTATTTCATCAGATATAAATCATTTAAAAAGTATATCTGTTCCCAAAAAAGAAATAATTCCTTGTGAATTTAGATATAATGTATTATATAAATTAGAAGGAGATTCAGTTATTGAATTTTTGGAAATAGATCGAACTACTATTAAACCAATGTTTAAATCTGTAACATATTCTTCTGGTTCTTCTAATAGTGTGCATAATACTTTTTCAAAACATCCTATTTCTTATGGAGATGATGCAACTAAAAGAGCTATAAGATATTATAAAGGATTGTTTCATATAAATGATGAACCTGCACATGGTACATATATAGTAGATGCTTGGGGATGGCCTATTGTTGAATCAATTAAATTTAGTCGTGATAAACATTTTGAATTATCATTTATCTATGGTATTTTGATGAAAAATAGAGTATCGTATGAAATAATGTTAAAGATCATCAATGATGCAAAGATAAATGATGTTGATGAATTTTATCAACAAAGAAATTGGTGGGAATTAAAACTTTCAGATAATTTAAAGAAATACTCATTATTTCCTTTCTGGAGATATAATGAAATTGGCAACTTTGCAGGATTTATAAAACCCAATCATTGGACAAATATTTTCAAACAAGCTGGATATTATTTCTTTGATGGAAATTTTAAACCAATTTTTTCAAGACTAGATTTTAGAGTATATACTGGTCAAATTAATTCAGTAGATGAAAAATCAGTTTTATATTCTTTAAATGATTTTATACTAAAGAGAGAAGTTGATCCACTTGTATATGATTTTTCAGAAACTTCTGATAAAAAACTAGAACAGATTAAAAGTATAGTTTATGCTGAAGATAAAAATAGTACAGAAAAAGAAGCAAGTTCAATTATTTTACCAACAAATCTTAAAATTGTAAAAAAGAATAAAGACAAATGGAATATGGTTGATTGTGAAACATGTGAAGCATGGAAAGACAATCCAGATCTATGTAAAAAATGTGTAGAAGAATATAATTCTGATGAAGAAGAATCAATTGTAGATAGAGCATACAAACAATATGAAGAAGATTTAGGAGTTACTGTTATGGTAGATTCCTTTAAACTTATATTAGATGCTATAGATGATGCGATTGATACTTATGAATCATTAGCTATAAATCTTAAAGGTGACGATATTGAAGATATACTTGACGATTTTAGAAACCTCCAAACAAAATTAACAAAATACTAATAAATGGAAAATTATATTATTACTTACAATGGAGAGAAAGCTCTCAAAAAGAATTGTAGATTTATAAAAGGTGAATTCTATATTAAAAATAAACAATGTTTCAATATAGATGGAACTTGGTATAGAATAAATAGTGGTTATATTGCAAAAGATCATGAGACAAATAAATATGTACTTATAAAAGGAAGTAATTTAGTACGTGGTATTGTTGAATATGATCCTGAAAATGATAATATTACTATTGGATATTTTACTCCGAATGACATGAAAAATGTCATAGTTGTAACTCCAACAGGAAATTATACAGCCATTAGTAAAGATATATTAAAAAATAATTTTTATTTTGATTTATATAATTTACAGTATACTCACTATAGTATAAAGAAAAGTCCAAACTGGAATAAAATAAATGAACATGGAAATTTATCATCAAATCCTTACAAAAACCTTCAATATAATTTACGTAATATAGATAATAAAATTGTAGATGAAGTAAGAGATATTTCTGATTTGTTTATTGAAAAATATATTCCAAGAGAAGAAATTTCTCGTCAAGTAAATTCATTACCTAATTATACATATGGTCTTGAATTTGAAACAAATAGTGGGATTATTCCTGAAAATGAATTAGCAGAAGCTGGTATGTTTCCTCTTAGAGATGGTAGTATTAGAGGAATTGAATATGTAACACTTCCTCACTCAAGTAAAAATATAGGAAAAGCTGTATCAAAAGCATGTAGTACTCTCAATACTTTTACAAAAATTAGTACAAATGAAAGTTTACATCTTCATATTGGAAATATTAAAAAAGTAGATCAAAAATTTGTAGGAATTCTATATACATTGTGTTGCATTTTGGAAAAAGAAATCTTTCTAATGTTTCCAAAGTATTATGCACAAACTAGTAAATTTAAAGTAAGAGGGAAGGATTATAATAAGCCTCTTATTAAAGCACTAGTTGATCCTGATCCACTGGTTACTTTTGATAATGTTTCTACATATCTTGCTGCAGGTAAGAAGTTTAGTGGCTTTGGTTCTGCACATCCTTCTGATCCTGACGGTTCCCACAAATGGGCAGTTGAGACACGTTACCATTACATGAATATAATCAATCTTTTATTTGGAAATAATAAAACTGTTGAATTTAGAGTTCATGTTCCAACTAAGAATCCAATAAAGATAATGAATTGGATATTTATCTGTTCAGCCATTGTAAAATATGCTGAGTATCTTGCTAGTAATGATGTATCTATGGATTCAATAAGAGATGTTAAATTAGATAGTATTCTGACTAAATTATATGATCGTAAACTATCAGTTTATTTATCTGATTATATTCATTATAGAAAAATAATGAGAAGTAAAGATGATAGTTATGAAGATTATATTGGAACCAGAGAAATAGAAGAAGATTTGCTTTATAATATTGATTTTTAGAGTGAAGGGGAGAATTTACTCCCCTTTATTTTTTTATTTCAAAAATAATACATATCTTTGCAAAAAAGTAAAGATATGATATTTATTAAAGGAAATGTTCCTAGTTCTAAGAACAATAAAGTATGGACTGGCAGATTTTTAATATGGAGTAAAAGAGCTCTTCAATATAGAAAAGAGACTAAAGATCAATTTATTGAAAATAAAGATATATTCCTAACTATGCTAAAGGATCATAGGGAGCCTTATATTATAGGTTTTCATTTTGTTAGAAATAATAAACATAAATTTGATTTTGTTAATATGGTTCAAACAATACAAGATCTTATGGTTGAATATGAATACATAACTGATGATAACTGTGATATAATGCTCCCTTTTCCTTTTAAAATTAATGAAAAATACTATACAATAGATAAAGAAAATCCTGGGGTATATATAAAACTTATGTAAATGAAATACTTAAAAATTCGAGTGCCAGAAATGTCTTGTGAAGGGTGTATATTTTTTATAAAATCCTCAGAAGGAGCATGTAGAAATGTTACTCATAGTATACTAAATGAAGATTGTGTAAGTATAAATAGAGATGGTCATTTTACAAATTATATATTTAAAATAAAATATGATAAATTAAAAATACTATGAAATTTAAAAATTTTATAAAATGGATGTCTGATATAGATTACAGAAATTTTCCAGGATTTAGTCAATCAATTCTTAAAGGATTGGCAGACGATGGACCATCTTCTTTATTAGATAAAAAAGAAATTAAATCTACAGCATTAGAATTTGGATCACTAGTAGATATAATAATAACAGATCCTGAAAACAGAGATAATATATTTTATACAAATTCTATAGAAAAACCTACAGCTAGTTTACTAGTATTGGCTGATGAATTATTAAAAGATCATTATGCTCTTGGCTATACATATGAACAAATAACAGATAAAGAATATGTTATAGAAAAAATTAAAAATTTAGGATTATGGAGTAAATCTAAAGATGATAATTTACTTTCGAAATTTGATAATGATCTATTTTATACATATATATATTCTGTTATTGATGCCGAAGGTAAAATAATATGTACTCCAGCTTTAGTAGAAGCTGCAGAACATTGTGCAGATGTATTACTTACTCATCCGTATACTAAAGAATTATTTGATGAAACAGATGATATAGAAGTTTTAAAACAAGTACCTGTCTTCTATAAAATTAATGGGGAAGAAGGAAAAGGTAAGATAGACTTATTGAGAATTGACCATAAAAAGAAACTGATTTCAATATATGACATTAAAACAGGTAGCGAATTACCAAGCAATTTTGAAAATAGTTTTTATTTTTTTAAATATTATCTTCAAGTGATATCATATATACTGGGAGTTCAATACATGATTGAAACTATACCAGAATTAAACGAATATAGTATAGATAAATTCAGATTTATTTATATAAGTAAAAAGCTTCCGGATACTCCTTGTATATATGAGGTTAATGAGGAATTACTTCTTTCATTCTTGGATGGATGGAGAGATGGTACAGGAAGATATAATAAAGGATTTATCCAATTAGTTGATGAATATAGTTTTTATATTAAAAATGGGATATACAATACAGAAAAGAAAATATTGGATAATAATGGAATCTTAAATATAACTTTATCATGATAATGACAAAAGATATAGGAAATAAAGTTATGGTTAACAAAAGTAAATCTTATTTGTTACCACTATTAAATGAACATGTAAAAATAGAATATTTATATCTTTTAGAAAATACTTTTATTAATATCAAATCATATTTGGAATGTATTGGGTTACTTTTCAAAATATCAGATGATATAAATTTTATAAGATATTGTAATAATTTGGAAGAACATCCTCTTTTTAAAGAATGTATATGTACTAAAAATCATATGCTATTTGTTTTCCATTTCCCAGAACAATTTCTTAATGAATATAAGTATTTTAAACTAGGTAGATATTCAAGATTTTCGCATGATGCAAAGAAGAAAATAGTTAAGTTTTTTTCACATAATTATCAATACCCAGAACTTGTACAAGAGTTAGTACATATTCTTTATAAAAACCGTTCTAGAAAAGAAAGATTGGAAAAAGAATTGGGTATAATATTAACTGATGAAGATGAACTAACTAGTATTATAGACGAAGAAGAAGAAACATTTAAATCAGAAAATTATGAATATTTATGATATAAAGAGATGTCATGTATGCCATGGAGATAATTTAATTGAAACTCATCTTGTTATAGAAGATTTATTTGGTAATGTCTTTGAAAGACCTGTTAAAATTTGTAAAGATTGTGATACCATACATTATGTTCATAATAATTCTGTATTTTATGAATTTTCTTTAAAAGTAAATAAATCTTATAAACCAAAAGAAAAAATAATTTATACAGATGAATGAAGGTTATGAGTATAGTGGTACTTCTACTAGTAGTACTACATATAGCAATGAAGAAAATCTTTATTCATGGATTGGATATGAAGAATATCAATTTTACAATAGAATAAAAGATAGATATTTATTATATAGAATTGATCCATTTTTTGAAGAATCTAAATCAGATACATTAAAAAATAATACAAAACTTTTAAAAATATTATGAAGAATGCAATAGAGTGGTTTAATGGAGACGAGTTAGCAGCTCATGTGTGGAAGGATAAATATGCATTAAAAGGAATTGAAAAAACGCCAGATGATACAATTAGTAGAATAACAGATGAATTCTTCAGAATAGAACAAAAATATTCAAATTCATTATCTAGAGAAGAGATATACGAGTTGTTTAAAGGTTTTAAAAAGATAATTCCTGCTGGGTCACCTCTTTTTGGTATTGGAAATAATACTGCTATAACTTCTTTATCAAATTGTTATGTAGTAGATTCTCCTGTAGACTCATATGGAGGAATATTAAAAACTGATGAAGAGTTAGTTCAATTAATGAAACGTAGGGGAGGAGTTGGTGTAGATATTTCAACAATAAGGCCATCAGGAACCCATGTAAGCAACTCTGCTGGTACTTCTACAGGTATACTACCTTTTATGGATAGATATTCTAATTCAACAAAAGAAGTAGCTCAGGAAGGAAGACGTGGTGCATTAATCATTACTATAAGAGTTGATCATCCAGATATAAAACAATTTATTACGGCAAAAGATGATCTTACAAAAATTAATGGAGCTAATATTTCTATAAAGATTACAGATGAATTTATGAAAGCTGTTGAAGGTGATTATGGATATGAATTACATCATCCAAAACAGAAAGGAAAAAAACCAATTATTGTTAATGCTAGAGAAATCTTCAACTTAATAGTACATCAAGCTTGGAAATCAGCAGAACCAGGAGTATTATTTTGGGATAAAATAATTGAAGAATCTCCTGCAGATTCCTACTCTTATTTTAAAACCATATCTACAAATCCTTGTGCTGAATTACCACTTTGTGCTTATGACAGCTGTAGATTAATGCATATTAATGTTTATGAATATGTAAAAAATCCATTTCAAAAATCTGCATATTTTGATATAGAATCTTATAAAGAAGATGTATATGCAGCGCAACGTTTAATGGATGATATGGTTGATCTTGAAGAAGAAAAAATTAATAGTATATTAAAGAAGATTGAAAGTGATCCAGAAGATGCTGGGATTAAATTTAGAGAATTTCAATTATGGACAAAAATAAAATCTAAATTAATTCATGGTCGTAGAACGGGATTAAATCCTTTACTTGGATTAGCTGATGCATTTGCTGCATTAAATTTAAAGTATGACTCAGATGAAGCTATAGCTGTAGGGGAAATGATAGCTGCTACTGCAGCAATAGAATCCTACAGATCTAGCATAAATTTGGCTCAGGAGCGAGGATCTTTTAAGGAGTGGAAGTATGATACAGAAATAGGAAATCCTTTCTTAGAACGAATATTTGATGCCTTATTTGAGAAATATCCTGAGTATGCTAATCTATATAGAGTATATGGAAGAAGAAATATAGCAAACTTAACAATTCCTCCATCTGGGTCTATAGCAATATTAGCACAAGTATCTTCTGGAATAGAACCTGTATTTAATTTATCTTATACTAGAAAAAGAAAAGTAAACCTTGAATATGATGGCAAAAAATTTCAGGATGCTAATGGTGAATGGTGGGAAGAATATACAGTGTATCATCCTAAATTTCAAACTTGGAAGCTTCAACATAAAGAAGGTACATCACCATATGAAGGTGCCACAACAAATGAAATAAACCCTTTACAAAAAGTAAGACTTCAAGGAGTTATACAAAGATGGATTGATCATAGTATTAGTATTACCAATAATCTTCCTGAATCAGCTACAGAACAACAAGTAGCTGATATTTATATGGAAGCTTGGAAAACAGGATGTAAGGGATGTACAATATATAGAGAAGGTTCTAGAGAAGGTATTCTTACTAATAAAAAGAAAATTGTATTTGAACAATATGATGCACCAAAACGTCCAAAAGTTCTTCCACATAATATATATAATGTTGTTTCAAAAGGACAAAAATGGACTATATGTGTTGGATTATTAGATCATAAACCATATGAAGTATTTGCTTTAAATCATTTAAATTTAAGTGGTAGATTAGATGGAGATATAATTAAACAATCAAAAGGTAAATATGATTTGAATATAAAAGATATAGGATATTTTGAAAATATAACACAAAATTGTTCAGATGAAGAAAATCTTTTAACTAGAATGATTTCTACATCCCTTAGACATGGAGCAAATATACAATTTGTTGTAGACCAACTTGATAAATCAAAAGGAGATATTACATCTTTTGGTAAAGCTATTTCAAGAATTCTCAAAAAGTATACAATTCCTACAGTTAGTAAAGAATTATGTCCTGTATGTAGTCATAATT